TCAGATGCCAAGGACGAGTATGAATTAGCATACCAATCTTATGAAGAGGCATGTCTAATGGACGATTATCTAGTTGATGTGGAGTTACTACCTGATGTCTAAAAAGAAAAAGAAACCTTATTTCCCTAATAACTGGCAAGCATTCTATGAATGTCCAGCTGAATACTTTGAATCATTACCAATTGAACAATTCTTTGAATGGAGAGTTGAAGGTTGGGAGATACCATCATCAGTTGATTGCATTATCAGGGAAGAAGATGTAAAAACAGGCACTATTACTGAGTATGTATACTCAAAACAGAGTGCTGCTAAAAATAGAGTGTCAAAGATCATGGAAAAAGGTAACAAGTTTACCATATGTACACATGATACATGTCACCACATGTTCCCTAAAGAATTGGAGGTAGATCCTTATGATGACCCACTCGCCTGAGGATATATACATTTATTATAAAGAAGCACTTGATCAGTTACCAGAAGACCATCCTCATTTTGAAGAGATCAAGTCTTTATTAATAGCTCAAGTCAATGATGAATTGTATGATCATGAACACACCTACTGTAGATCTTATTGATGAACAGGTTGAATTAGAACGTGATCAAATACGTCAAGGACTTAAGAGATTAAGGGATCAAAGTATAAAACTAGAGGATCAGAGTTATGCGTCTGCTACTATTTATGGTATCAGTTCTATTGATACTCTTATACCTTTATTGGTTAAGAGAATTACGGATACTAACTTACGAATCCACAAGGGACACAATGGTGTGGCCTTTCGAGATATCCATGAGTATTTATCCAGACTTGAACCAACAGCCGCCGCTGCTATTGCATGTAAGCTAACCTTTGATAAGGTATTTAGTTTCAAAGCTGGTAGTAATTATGCTGTTAATGTATGTTCAGCTATAGGTCACGCCATTGAAGATGAATGTCAGATGAGACATTACGAAGAGAATGCACCAGGACTGCTGAATGTATTGAAACAGAACTATTGGCATAAAGCAATAGGTACACAACAGAAACTAACAGTGATTCGTACATTAATGAATCGCTATAATGTAAAAACATGGACACCATGGAGTAGTTCTATACGTATCAAACTAGGTACATGGTTATTAGATTGTATCATGGAATCTAGTGGTTGGTTTTATAATACACCAATCAGAGAAGGACGTAAGACTATAGTATATGTACTCCCAACACCTGAGTTCATGGACATCAAGGACGAGGTAATGGCTAATGCAGAGCTATTCAGCCCATTAGCTTGGCCTATGTTAATTGAGCCAAGGGATTGGACAAATGAAAGTCCAGGTGGGTACGTATTGAATGAGGTTATGCATGGTCATGATTTAGTGCGTCGGGGTGACCCCTCACTAATACAGGGAGAGACACCACTAGCTTTTCTCAATAAGATACAGAAGGTTGGCTACCGACTTAATGTATTCACAGTCAGCGTCGCTGAGACGTTGCAAGAGAAGGGAAGAGCTATAGGAAAGTTTCTACCTATTGTTCATTACGATCTACCACCCAAGCCTGCTAATATAGCTACGGATAAAGATGCACGTAAGGCATACCGTAGAGCAGCTGCAGAGGTGATGAACAAGAGAGCGCATGAGTTTAGACGTTCATGCCGTACAAGGATGACTATGGAGGCTGTAGAGAGGTTTAAAGATCGTGAGAGGTTTTATATACCTTGGTCTTTTGACTATCGAGGTCGTGCTTATCCTATACCCGCATTTCTTACTCCACAAGATACCGACTTTGGTAAATCACTCATTAGATTTGCTGATGAATCATATCTTAAAGGTGATGCAAGTAATAAGTGGTTAGCATTTCATTGTGCTACTACTTATGGATTAGATAAGTCTACGATGGCTGAAAGATTAGCCTGGGTAGATAAGAACATACCGTTGATTACCAGAGTAGCCAAGGATCCTATTGATAACATTGGTGACTGGGAAGCAGCGGATGAACCATGGCAGTTTTTAGCTGCTTGTGATGAGTACTATCATTGTGTAGTACTAAAAGATAAACACACAACCGGGCTGCCTGTAGCTACTGATGCTACATGTAGCGGTCTACAGATCCTAGCTGGATTAGCTAGAGATAAAAAGACAGCCGAACTCGTCAACGTGCTGCCTGCTGCTAGACCACAAGACGCGTATAAGGTTATAGCGGAGATGGCCAAGGATAAATGTCCTATGCACATCAAGAAAGCAATGGATAGGAAAATAGTTAAGAGAACTGTTATGACCATCCCCTATAACGCAAAGCCTTTCTCTAACCGTTCCTACATCAGGGACGCATTAAGGGAGAAGGATATAGAGATAGATAAGGAAGACTTAACACAAACTGTTAAGGCTGTAAGGGATGCTATGTATAAGCAGTTCCCTGGTCCTATGTCTGTTATGAAATGGATAGAAGTTGAAGTAGTTCAAGCACTCAAACGTGGTACTGATAAGATAGAATGGATAACACCATCTGGATTTCAAGTGTACCAACGTATAATGAAGAAAGATATACAACGATTTGATCTACAACTATTAGGTCGTTGTCAGTTAAGTGTAGCTACAGATAAGAATGAGGCAGATGTAGCTAGACATAAAGCTGCTACAGCTCCGAATTTAATTCACAGTCTGGATGCTAGCTTGTTACATCTTAGTGTGAAAGACTTCGATAAACCCATTGCTTTAATACATGATAGCGTTTTATGTCGAGCAGTTGACATGGATGAGCTATCCACTATAATACGTAAGGTATACATGCATCTCTTTGCAGAGCATGACTATCTAACTGAATTCGCACAACAAATAGGTGCGGATACTGAACCACCGATCATTGGTGACCTTGAACCGGAAACCGTGATTGACTCAACTTATTTCTTTTGCTAATGCTATACCCATCATTATTTGATTCATTCTTTGCACCGACGAGGGTGATTGTAGTTTCTGAAGAGAGATTACAACAAGCCGAACGTGAGGCAAGAGAGAATCAACTGCGAGTCCTCGATAATCGTATCGACGAACTGAAGAAGTATCGCCACTCTCTGTATAATCAACTACAACCTGCCACTAAAGTTGGTAAGGATTTAGATGCATTAGATGGTGAGGGTCAGTGCGATGTCTAAACAGAATGTTCACGTAACAGATGAAGTAACACTAGAAGGATTCCAAGCTGTACTAGAACCTGGTAAGTTTGGGTATTCTCTATCGGCTGTCGTTAACTCTGAAGTAGTTAACAAGCTAGAAAATGAGCGAGCTGATGTCCTTAAGTGGGCAGAGTCGAAGCTTAAGAACCCTAAAAGAGCTACACTTAAACCAACACCCTGGGAAGAGGTAGCTGAAGGGCGATATAAATTAAAATTCTCTTGGAATGAAGAGAGAAAGCCACCTGTAGTTGATACAGAAGGCACACCAATTACTGACAAGAAGACACCTTTATATGGAGGATCTACTGTTAAGCTTGGCTTTTATCAGAAGCCTTACATACTCAAGGATGGAGTTACTTATGGAAGTTCTCTTAAGTTGGTTGGTGTACAGGTTGTCTCAATAAAAGGTGATGCTGGTGTCAGTACTGCTGACTTAAATGAATCTGAGGTAGCTGATTTATTCGGTAAGACTTCAGGTTTTAAAACAACAGAGTCACCTACTGTTGATATAGCCGACCCACCAAATGACGAAGAGGAAGAAGACTTCTGAAGAAGAGTCTCTTAAGTGGGCTAAAGAAGCCCTCAACAAGTTAAAGGAAAGAAAAAACACCAAGTTTAGATCTAAATTAGAGGAGAAGGTCGCTGATCTTCTAACGAACTTAGGTATATCTTATGAATATGAATCTACAAAGGTTCCTTATACCATTCAACACACTTATTGTCCTGATTTTATTCTCCCAAATAATGTATATCTCGAAACAAAGGGACACTGGGATGCAACAGATCGACGAAAAGTGCTGGCAGTTAAGCGAGATAATCCAGATTTAGATTTAAGGATGGTGTTTCAAGCACCTTATAATCGCATATCAAAAAAATCTAAGACGACATACGCACAATGGTGCGAAAAACATGATATACCATGGTCGTCTTTTCATAATATTCCACTCGACTGGTTAATTTAATGCTAGAACAAGGAGATTTTATAAGACATCTACCTTGTGAGAACTGTGGGTCATCAGATGCAAATTCTTTGTATTCTAATGGCTCCAAGTTCTGCTATTCATGTAGAACTTATACACCTGCCGATGGTGAGCCCATTCACAGTCAGACAATGTCACACCATGTCCACCTCAAAGGATCAGCCGAACGGCTGCATAAAAGAAACATCTCTGAGAAAACTTGCCAATTCTTCAGGATTTTCAGAGATGGAAATACTCTACGCTTTCCATACTTTACAAGCGATGGAGTCTTACAAGGAATCAAAATAAAAAACAAACAGAAAATTTTTACCTATGAAGGAGTTTCCACTGACACTTTATTTGGTCAGCATTTGTTCCCTAACAGCGGTCGTCGTATCGTTGTTACTGAGGGTGAGTTAGATGCCGCAAGCTGTTACGAGGCTATGCCTGGATGGCCAATGGTATCTTTACCCCATGGGGCAGCTGCTGCAAAGAAAGACATCCAAAAACAGATCCCCTTATTCCAGGGCTACGAAGAGATTGTACTCTTCTTCGACAGCGACTCTGCTGGCCGTGAAGCTACGGAGATGGCGGCAAGCGTCTTACCACCTGGCAAGGTCAAGATCGCTCGCCTGGAGGGCTTTAAGGATGCATCAGATGCGTTACAAGCTGGTCAAGCTGAAGCGATTCGAAAAGCGATATGGAACGCTAAACCCTTCAGACCTGACGGAATCGTTGATGCAGAAACTCTTAGAGATTTGGTAACTACACCACAAAAACCATTTGATCATGAGTACCCCTTTAAAGGACTTAACGAGAAATTACACGGGATCCGGTATGGAGAACTTACGACATTTACTGCTGGCTCTGGTTCAGGAAAAACCTCAATCATGCGTCACCTTGCAACTCACCTCTTGCAGAAGGGGGAACATGTTGGGATCTTGGAACTTGAAGCAAGTAATAGAAGAACAGCACTTGGATTAATGTCCACTGCTGTAGGTAAGAATCTACATATTGGAGAACATGAGCAAGAAGAACTTAACACCGCCTTTTCAAATACTATTGCCAATTGGAATCTTTTTCTTTTTGATGGGTTTGGAAGTTTTGATCCTGATATCATCTATAACAGGATTGAATATCTTGCCGCCGGATTGGACTGCAAGGTCATTATATTAGACCATTTGTCTATTCTATTAAGCGGCTTAGACGGTGATGAAAGAAGAATGATAGATACAACAATGACCAGATTACGTAGCTTAGTTGAACGTACAGGTATTTCACTATTTTTAGTCTCGCATTTAAGGAGGGCGAGTAATGACAAGCACAGCCATGAAGAAGGAGGACGTATTAGCCTGTCCTCGCTTAGAGGATCTCACAGCATCGCTCAAATTTCTGATCAAGTCGTTGCCCTCGAAGTCGATCAGCAGGCCGGAACTACTAGAAAGCCTACGACAGTGCGAGTCCTTAAAAATCGCTATTCAGGGGAGGTTGGTGTAGCCTGTCAGTTAAACTACGATTTGTCCACTTGCAGATTTACTGAACATGAAGTTGATCCCGAATTTAACCCAACCACCGATTTCTAAACATGAAGTCGTGCATAAATCGGAAACTACTAGAGCAGATATATATGAACATTACGAGCATCCTTGGTATAAATTTAATAAAAACCAGGATAGTAAAGCTCGACTGATTAAGCCTAACCCACCTACTAAAGAGGCTATTGAACGTGCCCAATTCGTTGACAAAACCTATCACTGGAAAGGTGGGGGCGATAGTATTCGATCTAGAAACGAACGGACTGATCCATGATGCTACCCGTATCCACTGTATTGCACTCCATTGGTGCAAAGAAGATATCACAGAGTCATTCAATGATGAAAAGTATTGTAGCTCGCCTAAGGACTTACCTATGGCAAGTGGCCACTCTATTACCACAGCATTGGGGTGGCTTGAAACAGCGGATGTTCTTATTGGTCACAACATTATCAACTTTGACATACCTGTTATTAAAAGGCTCTATCCTTGGTTTGATCCCAGTGGTACTATTGTGGACACTCTTCTTTTATCTAGGTTATATGCTCCTAACTTATTGGGTGTAGATCAGAAAGAAAAAAGAATACCACAAAAATTACACGGTCGCCATTCTCTTGAAGCCTATGGACATCGTTTAGGTGAATATAAAGGAGATTTTGGTCAGGGAACTGATTGGAAAGAATGGTCTCAAGAGATGGAAGACTACTGCAAACAAGATGTTATTGTAACTACAAAGTTATGCAAACATTTCCTACCCTTCCTGACTGGGTCAAATTAGAACATCAGGTAGCACAAATACTTACACAACAGGAACTCCATGGATGGTATTTTGATGAACGCGCTGCATGGGAACTTGAATCAACTCTCAGACGAGAGTATGAAGAAACTTGTACGTTACTTCGAAACAGGCACCCTTTCGTTAAAGGATCATTATTTACTCCTAAAAGAGATAATCGGACCAGAGGCTATGTCACTGGTTCTGCATTCACCAAACTGAAAGATCTTAATCCCACCTCAAGAGACCATATAGCATGGATACTACAAACACATTATGGCTGGACACCGTTATTAACGACCTCAACAGGGAAGCCAGTCATAGACGAGACAGTACTAAAAGATATTGGGACGGATATTGCTCTCCAATTTCTGACACTACTGGATCTGACGAAAAAGTTAGGGATGATATCAGAAGGCGTGAACGCATGGCAGAAGCTATGTACGAAGTCTAGAATCCATCATCACTGTTCAGTTGCCACCTCTACATTTAGGTGTGCCCATCGTAAACCTAATTTAGCACAAGTACCATCCGATGTACGATTTAGGAAGTTATTCACTGCGTCTCCAGGTCTTTGTATGGTCGGCGCGGATCTTAGCGGTATCGAGTTGCGTATGCTTGCTCATTACCTTGCCCGTTATGACGGCGGTCGTTATGCACAGATCCTTATTAATGGAGACATCCATCAAACAAATGCAGATAAGATTGGAATCACCAGATCTCAAGTTAAAACAGTAACATATGCCTTCCTTTATGGGGCAGGTGATACTAAAATAGGCCACTCATATGATAAACAACTATCTGAAACCAAAGCCCGCAAGAAGGGCGAAGAGATTAGACAAGCATATGTTGATGCCATTCCGGGTCTTAAAGAGCTTCTGGAAGGCGTACACACGGCTTGTAAGAGAGGGTATCTTTATGGACTCGACAACCGTCATATCCTCGTTGACTCGCGGCATAAGTCCCTCAACTACTTACTCCAGGGGTCAGCGGCGATCATCGCCAAAAGATGGATGGTTTTAGCTCATGAAAATTTACCAGAAACTGCTAGACAACTTGCATTCGTTCATGATGAACTACAATTTGAATGTTCACAGTCAGAGTCGAAAGACTTAAAATTTTTACTCGAACTCACAGCTATGCAAGCTGGTGAGTATTATAAAATGAGATGTCCAGTCACTGCTGAATCTAAAAGCGGGACCACCTGGGCTGATGTACACTAACTATGAAACTATTAATCGATGCAGACTTCATCGTATACAAGGCGTGCGCTGCCGCTGAAACTGAGATTGACTTTGGTGACGATGTTATTCTTGTTACCTCTAATTTTAGTGACGCATATGGAGCCACTACGAGAGAGCTTACCAAACTTAGAAACGAATTTGGGTCATTCTCTCCTTTAATCCTATTCTTCTCAGATGGCCGGAATTTTAGGAAGAAAATTTTACCCGAATATAAGGGTCATCGAAACCGTAAAAAGCCCTGTGGTTACAAACGTGTAATCAATCAACTCAAGACTGAGTATGAAGTAATCATCATGCCTGAATTAGAGGCTGATGATGCTATGGGCATATATGCAACTCAGTATCCAGGTAATATTGTAGTGTCTCCTGATAAGGATATGCGACAGATACCTGGTAAAATATATAACTTAGATGAAACATTCACAGTCAGTCCCGAAGAGGGTGCTAAATGGCATTTTATACAAACTTGTGCCGGAGATCAAACTGACGGATATGGTGGTGTTCCTGGAATCGGTGTTAAACGTGCTGAGGCTCTTTTCAATAAAGAAGGATACTCTTGGCAAACAGTTGTTAAAGCTTTTACCGATAAGGATCTCACTGAAGAGGATGCCTTAGTTAATGCTAGACTTGCAAAGATCTTAACCGTCGATGATTATGACTTCAAGAAACGAAAACCAAGACTATATAGTCCCAGCCCCGATTACAAAATTGACGATGGAGCAAGACCTGAAGTTAAGGGTTCTCCATGATAAAGTTGAAGAGAATTACCATGACAGAAAGGAAGAAGTACTTACTCTTCTTATAGCATTACAGCATCAGAATTTTGTAATGGGTAATTCAATAACTAATTTAATTAAAAAATGGCCAAAACCACCAATTCAATTGGACCACAGTACTATAAAAGAGGCGGCACAGATGTTTGGGATTTTATTAGAGACCAAGGACTGAATTTCCACCTCGGTAATGCTATCAAGTATATCTGCAGAGCAGGATACAAGGATAGTAAGATACAAGACTTAGAAAAAGCAATCCACTACTTAGAGAATGAACTTGAGCATGAAGAGAACCTTTCTATCCGAGCAGGCGAAGGAATTCCGATCCAAATACGGAATCAAGAGCAGTCCTTCACGTATGACGAGGTCGTATCAGAAGGATCTTATAGTTGAAGAATTTAAAGAATTTCTCGAAGCTGATGGTTTCATGTTTAAACATGGACAGAACGTCCAAGAAGAATGTCTAAAAGAATTAGCTGATTTAGTATACGTATGTTATCAATACGCTGCTAATATGGGTTGGTTCTTAGACGAAGCTCTTAATAGAGTACATGAAAGTAACCTATCTAAACTCGGAGAAGATGGTAAGCCCATACAAAGAGCTGATGGGAAAATATTAAAAGGACCAAATTACAAACCACCTAATTTATCTGATTTAGTTTAATGACTGCTGAACTTATTTCCCGCACTGGTCGGGTCCAATCATGGTTGGATAACCCAGAATCAAGACTGCCAGTGAGCTGCACCGTTTTCGTCGTAGAGGATTCTATGGAGGGAGAAAATGGAATTGAAGCAAGCTGGAGATATGTATCCCATGGACTCCGCTTTGGCGCAGGAGTTGCGGTCCATCTATCAAAGCTCCGTCCCAAAGGAGCAGAAAACGGCAGAGGTCTTACGGCTTCTGGCCCTGTATCATTCGCAAAAATCTACTCACAATTAAATGAAACACTTAGACGTGGAGGAATCTACAAAAACGGGGCAGTTGTGGCCCACCTTGATATTGACCATGCCGATATTCTTGAGTTCGTGCGCACTCCTAGGTCTGAACTTGCCTGGATTAAAAGATGCGTCGACATTGATGAAGAAAAGTGGCGCTCTACCAGAGACGAAGTTAAAAACCATATACTCTATGGAATCAAATCCGGCGACATCTGGCTCAATAAAATAAAATACGATGAAAATAAAAACAGAATCTATGGGAACGTCTGTCTTGAGGTTTACCTGCCCTCACGCGGAACCTGCTTGTTACAACATGTCAATCTCGCAGCCTGTGAAATCGGATCACTCGAAGAGGCTTTCACTAAAGGTATGTCCGAATTGTGCGAGCTCCATGGTAGGACAGGTGTTGGAGCAACTGGAGAATACTTGCCAGCTGATATCGACCGCCAAGTTGGGCTCGGAGTTCTCGGACTTGCCAACCTCCTCAGAAGATACCAAATAACTTATAAAGAATTTGGGTTAGCTTTACTGGATGTAAATGTAGGGCAAGAGAAAGAAGGTATAGCATATGAATTAGCTAATGCTTTAAACTTAGCTATATGGCATGCTTCTAAGATTGCCGAGAAACATAATATGGTAAGAGCTTTTGCTATAGCTCCTACTGCCTCTTGTTCTTATAGGAGTAAGAGTTTAGAAGGGTATACAGCTACCCCTGAGATAGCACCTCCGATTAGTCGGAAGGTAGATAGAGACTCTGGTACCTTTGGTGTACAGAGCTATGATTATGGTGATGTAGAAATCGCCAGTGAAGTTGGTTGGGATGACTACAAGCTTGTAGCAGATCAACTAATGGTTATGTATGAAAATACGGGACTTCTTCATGGATACTCATTTAACTCTTGGAGTGATGTAGTAACCTACGACAATGAATTCGTAGAAGAGTGGTTAGCGTCACCGCAGACTTCCCTTTATTACTCCCTGCAAGTAATGGGCGACGTTCAAGATAAGACCGATGCGTATGCAGCATTAGATCAAACAGATGTCGATGATTACTTACAGGAAATTTTAAATGAACCTGTAACATGTGACTGTCAAGAATAATGAGAAAACATCCTTATGATAAACTATTCGAACGAAAGCGTAAGTGGTCTCCCGTACAGACCACACCGGGGCAGCTACGCCCTGGAAGTGAAGAAACCATCAGACGTGCTCTCGCAATACGTCATATGGAGTTACCTGTGGGTGCCTTCATTACGGAAGGTCTTGAAAAGACTGTTCCCGACAATGCTAGAAAACTACTTGAGGATAATGTAAGAGATGAAGAAAGGCATGATCTTGCATTACAATACATAGTAAATGCCTTAGGTGCAGATGAAAAAGCAGAAAAAGAAGCAAAGAGGTTAAGAGATGCATGGATCGAACACCCTGATCACACTATTGTCAAGGCTCTTGTCGCAGAGCGAGCCATATTTTTTGTCATTCTTCCGTTCTTTCGTTTTAGTGGCGATAGTGGTACTCGTACTGTCAGCGCCGACATATCTAGAGACGAACAAATACACGTGGCCACTAACAGCCTTGTATGTCGTGAGTTGGGGTTACTTCCTAGTAATAGTTTGGACCGCCTTAGGAAGGCCACCATTAACTGGATTATGGAACCTCTAGGTATAAATACTACCGATAAATATTTAGACAAAAAATTTTGGCTGGATGCTAGTGATCGCTTAATGTATGAAGGGAAAGCTCCCGAGTTTTCTGATACCAAGGCAGCTAGGATGCCAGCCTTCTTCGAACATAGCAATGTCAACCTCCCACAATACGCTTGAGCCTTTGCTCGGCCCTACTCCTGAGTCTCTTCTACTAGAGATGGAGAAAAATTTCCCACCAGTAAACCCACATCCTAAAGAGGAACTACCTAGTATTATGTATAAAGCAGGGCAACGTTCCGTAATAGAGTGGATGAGACAACGGATAGAAAGATGACAACTACTACAGCCCCATTCAATTGGGGCGTTGATACTTGGAAACTGCCTGAAGGACAGTTATCAGATAATTATTTTAATGATGCTCATAACGCATCTATGGACTGGAACTCAAAGTTACATGATGAGCTTCAAGCACTAAGAGATTCTAAACAGGAAGAATTAACTAATAATATTAATTGGAATGCCTGGAATGATGCCCCATCTGATGATCTATTTACTTGGCGGTATGAAACAGAAGAAGAAAATCTAGCAAGGACAGAAGGTCTAACTCAAGATGAACTCCGTGATACTTTCGCAGGTTGGGATGGTAGGATACATGAACTCACTGCAAAAGGTCAATCTATACGGGATGCTGCTGAAGGAGAAGATGAAAGAATTAATAACCTATATGACTCACAAATAGCAGCACTTGAAGAACAGATTGAACTATCTCAACAGAACATGGCGGCTATGCATGCTGCTGAGGATGCTTGGCGAGAGAATCCACAAACAATAGAAGCCGAACAATCTCAATTACATGATGTAGGTGCCGGAGGTTTAATGCCTGATGGAACTACAGGACATGATTTTGTTAACAATCCTGTATCTATACAGCCTATAGCAAATGATGATGTAGGAGACAGTCCTTCAGTAGGATTACCTGGAGGATCTGATTTCTATGACCGACAGACTGGGCCTATCTATGATGGTTATGGTAATGTAACTGGATTCAATCATGGGTATGGTGACACTGAAACATTTCCTGAACCTATACCTGTAGATGACTACAAAGGACCAGGTCATGGTATGGGAGATGATGAGGTTTCAATTCAACCGATTGATTCTTTAACTCCTGAAGACCTTCAAAGAGAAGGTGAGTTTTTAACTGAATCTGGTAGGTATCAGAATAGATTAGAGAATATATGGGGATTCAACCAAAAGCATATTGAGGATAACTTCCCTAGTATTGCTCGATTCTTTGGACAACCTCAAGCACCAACAATAGAAGACACACTTAAATACTTAGATGCTAGTGGTGCATATGAACGTGGTGAATTCCCTGCTGGTGATAATCAATACATTACTAGTGAACGCTATCTAGCTGGTGATACCGGTGATACCCAGACTGAACTTGATGCTGCTAATAAATTAATAGATCAGTACAGAGGGTATACAGGTCCAGGAGGTATAGCAAAACCAGAAGATCAGGAGAGAGTTTTAAAAGCACAAGGGAAGGGTAATTTTTGGAACTCTGAAATGTTCATCAACCCAGAACATAAGGGGATCGGTAGTCATGTAAGTAATTTCTTTAATACAATTAGAGATACTATTACTCCATCCGCTGTTGAGTATGGAGGTAATATTATTAAATCTGCTTTCCAAGGAGGAGATCCGGTATATAGAACAGATTTCAAAGAATCAGATATTAGAAGTCTTTTTGAGAGATCTGCACAAATCCCTTGGACTATAGGAAATCCTACAAGATTTTCAGATAAAGAGGTATACGAGAATGAACAAGGTGAGTTAGTCCCACATACAGATGAGACTCGTAAAGAGTTCCCTAATAATGCCATATCTCAAACTACTAAGGCGTGGATGGATCCTGATGGAAATGTAAATCTCCATGATGATACTTCATGGGTAAATAATCCGTTAGCGCAAATTGTATATGGTTATCAGAATCCTGTAGGTGCGAGGGGAGCATCACTTATTGAGTACAATCAACCTAGTATGTTCCACTCTCCAACTGCGGAGTTTTCAGATGCTGCTTATCTGAATTTAAAATCTGACGACCCAAATGAAACAACAGGGTTGCAAGGTTTCTTAGGTAGAGCTCTTGATAAGGCTTCGGATAATTGGGGACTTTCAAGACTTTGGTATAAAGAACCTACATCTGAATTAGGAAAAAATGAAAATATTGTTGGAACAGAATTTGGAAGAGCTAGTCTTCCTTATTCGCAGTGGTCAGATAAGATGAAAATTCAGTCAGGTGTACCTGATTTTAAACAAGCTATGCAGATGAGAAGACATATAGATATTAATACAGGGAAAGATAAGAAACGACTTAAAATCAATCCTGGACCACCCACTGGCACAGGAAGGACACCTTTCCAACCAAACCCTAAACAATATACGAGGACTTATTAAACATGTATGGAAGTGAACAAGCTTGGGCAGGGGTCCCTAATGTATCCTGGAAACCAGGTGGGAGTTTAACTCTTCACCATGGAGGTGACCTTAAGGCACTTAGAGAGTCTGGCTGGTGGTTAGATCCAGACAGATCTTGGAAGACTAGATGGTCATTTCAAACTGGTAAAACTCATGGGCATGATAGTCTTTACCATGCTAATAAATGGGGAATGACTGGAGGCTATGCAGGCTGGGATGAAGATCGTGATCGTTATCATAGGGTAGAACCTGGAGATAGAGCTGCTTACACTACTGGTAAAACAATGCAGGGTTATGCGCCCGGTATTGGACCGTCTCATAAAGGGATAAAGTCAGGTGTTGGAGGTGTAGCCTTACAGCAGATTGATTGGAAGGCTTATGATAGAGATCCCCAATATAAATCATGGTTAAAGGAGACAGGTAAAGAAAGATTCAATACTCTTCAAGATATTTATGATGCTGAAGAGTTCATTCAAACTGGAAGTAAGAAACACCAGAATGAATTAGCAGAATTAAAAGCTCAACTTGAGAAGGAGAGACTTCTACGAGAAGAGCTGCAACGATCTACCACACCTGAAAGGATAGACACAAGTTCATCACCTCAACCCGTAGGAGGTATAGGTACAGTACAACCAGTTCCTGGAGTAGGAGGTGGCGGTGTTGGTGCAGGAGGTATGAGTCCAATAGAAGGAGTAACAGGACATGATTGGTTAAACAGTCCAGAGTATGCTCAAGCACGTGCACAATGGGAACAGCAATTAAAAGATAGAGATACTGCTCACACACAATCCATAGCTGACTTACAGTCCCAATGGGGAGCACAGCAGCAAGGATACCAACAACAGTTAGCTGATAGAGATGCTGCTCATACACAATCCATAGCTGACTTACAGTCTCAATGGGGAGTAAAAAGTGCAGCTGAATTAGATGATCTTAGAACATCTTTAACTTCTCAATTCAGTGATGCTCAAGCTACTAGAGATCAGCAATATCAATCACAGATTGCTGACTTAACTTCATCTTGGGATACTGAGAAAGCAAACTGGAAAGCTCAACAAGCAGCTAATCAAGCAGCTTGGGGAGAGAAACTTGGAGGACTAGAAACCAGTTTATCTGAAGCTAATAAACGGAATGAAGCCTATCAAAATGAAATGAGGAAATTTCAGGAGATGCAAATCCGTGATCAAGAACGTCAACGTATGGCCGCAAGATATGGTGCTGGTGGATCTCCGATGAATCCTTCAGTTAAAGGTGTAAAAACTGGTAAGTTAGGTTACTTAGGATCTGGTGGCTATCATAGTCCTAGAGGTATGTTTAACCGAGGTGGCTTACGTATTACTAATCTAAACATATAAACAAATGTCAGCTAAAGAAAGGTATGATTATTTATCCAGTGATCGTTCCCAGTTTCTAAGCGAAGCAGAAGACGCAACTAAACTCACCTTACCTTATCTCATCCGTGGACATGAGGAGAATGCGAGAGGCATGAAGCAACTCAAAACTCCTTGGCAAAGTGTTGGTGCGAAAGGAGTAGTAGGATTAGCTTCTAAGTTATCCTTATCACTAGTCCCTCCACAAACCAGCTTCTTTAAATTACAATTAGATGAGTCACAATTAGGTGAAGAGTTTCCACCGGAAGTAAAATCAGAATTAGATTTATCCTTTGCTAAGATAGAGCGTACTATCCTTGATGCTATTGCAGCTAGTGATGATCGTGTAGTTATACACCAAGCACTGCAGCATTTAGTAGTAGGTGGTAACGCTCTTATCTTTATGGGTAAGACAGGACTGAAATTATTTCCTCTTAATCGCTACGTTATAGAACGAGATGGTAACGGCGAAGTGATTGAAATAGTCACAAAAGAAAGAATCAACAAAAAATTAATTAAGCATTTACTTCCTCCAGAATTGGAAGAAGGTAAAACAGTAGACTCTGTTGTTGATGAAGGTTATGGTGATGTAAGTGGTAAGCAGGAATGCGATGTTTACACACATGTAACTAGAGATAACAATAGATTCTTATGGCATCAGGAAGTCTATGGTAAAGAGCTACAAGGTAGTAGAAGTAAAGCACCTGTTGATACCACACCATGGTTACCACTACGATTTAACACTGTAGATGGTGAAGCTTATGGACGAGGTAGAGTCGGTCAATTTATAGGAGACCTTAAGTCACTTGAAGCACTCTCTCAGGCCCTCGTAGAAGGCTCTGCAGCAGCTGCTAAAGTTGTTTTTACTGTATCACCCTCAAGCACTACTAAACCCCAGACACTGGCGACTGCAGGTAACGGAGCAATCGTTCAAGGTAGACCTGATGATATAGGTGTTGTTCAAGTAGGTAAGACTGCTGACTTTAAAACTGCCTATGACTTAATGGGTACTCTTGAGAAGAGATTGAATGAGGCTTTCCTTGTTCTATCAGTACGTGATAGTGAACGTACTACTGCTCAAGAAGTACAGATGACACAGATGGAACTAGAGCAACAGCTTGGTGGACTCTTTGGTCTACTTACTGTTGAATTCTTAGTACCATATTTAAATAGAAAACTTAGTGTATTCCAGAAGACAGGTGAGATACCACGTATTCCTAAAGGAATGGTGAAACCTATCATCGTAGCTGGAATTAACGCCCTTGGTCGCGGTCAAGACGTACAAGCTTTAGGTAATTTCTTAACGACTATTGCACAGACAATGGGTCCAGAATCTATAGCACAGTATATTAATCCTGATGAAGTGATCAAGAGACTAGCTGCTGCTCAAGGTATTGATGTCTTGAATCTTGTTAAGAGTATGCAAGAGATACAACAAGAAGAACAACAAGCACAACAACAGCAAGCACAGATGGCAGCCGTAGAGCAGACTCCTAACATGATGAAAGCTCCTATGTTAGACCCATCTAAGAATCCTCAATTAGCAGAAAGTCTTGCAGCTGCTGGTGAAGAGGAACCATTACCACCAGAATAAATTATGGCAGAAACATTAACATTTGAACAAGAGACTGAAGTTACCTCCGTAGATAATTTATCTGCGGAGGAACAGGATTCTCTGAAAGTTGGAGAGCAGATGCAAGAAGCACAAGATAATCTTCTTGCAGGTAAATATAAAAATGCTCAGGAATTAGAAAAAGCTCACATTGAACTTCAAAAGAAACTAGGTGAAAAAGAAGCTCCTAAAGAGGAGAGTTCTCCTGAACCTGAAGCAAAGAAAGAAGAAGCACCAAAGGAACCTTCTTCTACTAATTTGTTAGATGATTTATGGGAGCAAGCTCAAAATGAAAACTATCAAAAAGATACATTAGAGCAGCTTCAACAGATGAAGCCTGAAGATTTAGCTAATATGCATCTTCAGTACCGCCAAGCTAATTCACCTAGAGACCTTAGCGAGAATGATGTTAAGGAATTAAAAGGTATAGTTGGTGGCGATGAGAACTATTCTAACATGATGGATTGGGCTACCAAAAGTCTAAACAAACAAGAGATTGATATGTTTGATGCAGTCATGGAAAGAGGTGACCCTCTTGCTGCATTCTTTGCTGTTCGATCCCTTGCATATCGTTATAATGATGCCGTAGGCTATGATGGAAAAATGGTAACAGGAACTTCACCCAAAGAAAATACAGATCAATTCCGTAGTCAACAGGAAGTAATCAGAGCGATGAGTGATCCCCGCTATGATGATGACCCTGCTTATAGACAGGATGTAATGAGAAAACTAGAACGTTCTGATGTGAACTTTTAATTATGCCAGTCGTAAAAGGCAAACATTATCCTTATACAAAGAAGGGTAAAGCAGCTGCCAAGAAAGCTGCAAAGAAAAACAACAGTAAGATGAAAATCAGGGGGTACTAATGGTCCTCAGAACAGGTGAATGGTTACATAAAACTGACCAAATGGATTGGTTAGATTCTTATAATGAAATAATTAGACAGTATAATGCTGGTGAAATAACACAAGCTGATGCTGAGAATAACATAAGACTCATGAAAGAGTCTGGTACTGGATGGAAGACTCTTCCTATTCCTTCACCTCCTTGGTTAGAGAAACCTAATAGAGGTATCTTTGATTATATAACAGGAGAAAGAATCAAGAAGGCAATGGCACCTGGAAAGGAACCTAATCCAGAAGATCCTCCTTATAGAGAAAGACCTCCAGGTGGACCACCATGGCCAGGTTATCCTAAACCTATGCCACCAGGTGGACCTCCTAAGTTAGCTCATGCAATCCCTGGAGAACATGGACATCCAGGAGGTATGGGGTTTGATAATGAACAAGTCCCACAACGTCAAGATTTAATAATCAATCCAAGCGACAGTACAGAAGGAGTTAAATTTCCAATGCCTATAAGAGGTGGTGGAGAAGGAAGAGAACAGCCTATGATGACCCCTCAATTTGGTCCTAATGATCCTCATCCAGGAGAGTTAGCTCAGGTAGATTATACTTCTCCTAATCCTAAGTTTGATCAGCACATGAAGAACACTCCTCCTTTAACTAAACCTAAGGAAAGGATAGATCATCTAAAGGAAGGAGTTAAAATACGTAAAGCATAGTATATAGTGGCGACCCGAACTTTCGTCCTCGCCCAGTATATTTATTATAACCCTAAAATGCCAAACAACATTCATGCAACCGAGCCTCAAGTCCAAGTAGTTGATGTAAACTATTATGAAAATGCTGAGCGTGTCAATGGACAGCTCGCTATGATAGGATTCTGGGCTGCATTAGGTTCCTATATTTTTACTGGACAAATTATACCTGGAGTATTCTAGGTAACACGGCGGCTCGATAGTCGAATCAGTAGAAGCCACAGGCAGCTGCGTCC